CCATTGTGACCGCCGAAGCGGATACGACCAAGCAGAATGTGGAACAGTTTTCCACGCTTTTTGAGCGAGCAGTGGAAGATGCTGTCAAGCAGCGCCTGAAAGGCGAACCGCCTAAACGTGGAAAGTCCGGCGGCACGCTGACAAAGGCAGATATCATGAAGGAAAAGGACCCACTGAAACAGCAAAAGATGATCCAGGAACACATGGATCTTTTTTAAACACGAAAGGAGTATCGCATTATGCCAAATGGACAGGAAACCACAACACCGCAGGCAACCGAAACCAATTTACTGGTGTCTGCAAATTTTGCGCGGGCAAATGAAATTTATTTTACCTCTATGTTTGGAGAATCGGTTCGTAAATTGACCGAAGCGCTTGGCGTAACCCGAAAGATCTCCAAGCAGGCAGGCACCACCTTGAAAACCTACAAGGTCACCGGCACCCTACAGGATGGGACCGTGGCAGAGGGCGCAACCATCCCGCTGTCGAAGTATGAAACCACCGAAACGCCGTTAAAGGAAATTACCCTGAAAAAGTGGCGCAAAGCCACCACAGCAGAAGCCATTCTGGAAAAGGGATTTGAACAGGCAGTCACGGACACCACTACCAAGATGCTGCGCCAGATTCAGGCTGGAATCCGCACCAGCTTTTTCAGCTTCCTGGCAACTGGAACCAGCACGGCAACCGGCGTTGGCTTACAGGCAGCCTTTGCCAATGCATGGGGTAAGATGCAGGTACTGTTTGAGGATGATGCCGTGGAAACCGTTTATTTCGTCAACCCAACCGATGTTGCCAACTACTTGGGCGGCACACCAATCAGCGTACAGAATGCATTCGGCATGAACTACCTAGAAAATTTCCTGGGGCTGGGTACGGTTATTATGAACGCATCCGTTCCGGCTGGAACGTTTTATGCAACCGCTAAGAACAATCTGGTGCTGTACTACATCCCGGCAGGTGGCACCGATCTGAACCGGGCATTTACCTTTACCACCGATGAAACCGGTTACATCGGCGTACACAATGAACCGGCATATGACAACATGACCAACAGCACCACAGCCATTTCCGGCGTGGAACTGCTTGCCGATCAGCTGACCGGCATTGTGGTTGGCACCATCGCCGCAAAATAATGGCACTACTGGAACTGGTACAGGCACGCTTGCAGGGCGAGCCTGGCGCAGATCAAACCGCACGTTTGCAGGCGCTTTGTGACCTTGCCAGCGTGCGCATTTGTTTGCGTGTAAAGGAATTGTCCCTTCCGCCGCTGCTGGAACCGATTGCCGCAGATGCCGTGGTGAAGCTGTGGCGCCGGTGGAACTATGAAGGCATTGCATCGGAAGGTGCTGACACCACCTCCACCAGCTTTGTGGAGGACGTTTTGGCAGAGTATGATGCAGAATTTGCCGCCTATCTGGACACCAGAGCGGAAACTTCCGGCGCAAAGGTGGTGCGTTTTCTATGAGATACTTTGCGGTGCATTTGCTGACGGAAACGCAAACCGGAACCGATGTACTCGGCAATCCCATTCAATCGCTACAGGCGCAGGAGCCTGCCTACAAAGGACGATTCACAGAGTGGACGGCGGAAGATATCGCCCTATCCGGACGGGAAATCACACAGACACAGCGCAAAATTCTGACGGATGCCCCGCTAGAACTGTGCAGACAAGCCGCTGCTGTGCGTGCCGGAAACACGGATTATCCAATTATTTATGTTGCCGATCTGCAGGGGCGTTGGCGGCTGCTGCATGTGAAGAAGGAGCGTGTTTCATGAGCAATTGCGAGTTGTCGGGTGTTGAAGCACTGGCAAAGGCGCTCTACGTAAAATCGGAAATCGATTTTGAAGAAGTATGCCTAAAGAATACAACAAGGCTGTTTAACACCGCTAAAAAAAACACGCCAACAGACACGGGAAAACTAAAAAACAGCCTACGCATGACACCACCTGCCGGATCGGATTCAGGCGAAGTTGGCTATACACGAGAATACGCCCCGCATGTGGAATACGGTCACCGCACAGTCTGCGGAGGATATGTGCAGGGGCAGCATTTCCTGCAACGATCGCTGGAAGAAGTACAGCCGCAGTTTCTGGCGGACTGCAAAAAGGAGCTTGGAAAATGATGCACCGAAAAATTGGATTTGCAGAACTTGCAGCAGCCGTGTTGGATACTTTGCGCCGCAATACAGCGCTTCCGTGTTACGATGCCGTGCCGACGGATGCACCATCTCCGCTGCTGTTTGCGGAAGTGATTGGGAAACGGGATGCATCCAGCAAGACCATGTACAAAGAAATTTTCACTGTCCAAGTGCATGCCGTTGCATCCCCAGGGGATGCACGAACAGAAATCTACCAAATGATACAGCAGGTGGAGGAAGCTTTGACGGAGGACATTGTCCTGCCGGAACCGATCACCCTGGTGATGCAAACGGAAACCGGCGTACAATCCATGCAAAAAGAAGCAACAAACGAATGGCACGCCGTGCTAAGCTATGACCTTACGGTTAGCTATGGCTGGAAGTGTAAGATTTGAGGAGGTTTTAAACAATGGCAGATACAACATATGACAGCAATGTATATTGTGACTTTGCGGAAGCATCCGCCAAAGCCGGCAAAGATATTTTACTTTGCATCTGGAATACAGACGGCACCAAACTGCTGGCGATCAGTGGACAGCAGTCCCTAACCATCAACCGCAGTGCGGACACATTGGAAGTCACCAGTAAGGACACCCAAGGCGGCTGGAAGTCCCAGATTTCCGGCATGAAGGAATGGTCGATTGACAACGATGGTATTTACATGAACGGCGCAGAATCCCACAAACAGCTGCAAAAATATTTTGAAGGCGGCGATTTGGTGTGCCTGAAAGTTGTGGATGCGAAAGACAAGAAGCCGTTGTTCGGCGGTCTGGCATGCATCACCGACTACACCCTGGAAGCACCGTATGATGACAGTATGACTTACAGCTTGTCTTTTTCCGGCAACGGACCGCTGGTGGATTTGACTGCCTTGGAGAGCGCAGACGCTGCGAAAGTAACCGCTATGCCGGAATAAAAATAAGAGGAGGAATAGAACATGGAAACCTATGAATTAAATGGCGTGCTTTACCAGCTGCATTACAGCATCGGACGGCTGGAACAAATTGAGCAAAAGACGGGCACTTCCGCCCTGTCCATGCTGGTCAGTATGGGAAAATCCGTCTTGCCGCCAATTTGTGTGCTGAAACAGTATTTTGCCTATGGTTTGATGAATGATCAGGGCGTTTATGCGCCGCTTTTGGATGCAGAACAGTTTGCCCTGCGCCAGATGGAAACCATTGGCGTGCCGGGCGTGATGGAGCGCATCATGAACCAGCTGCAAACGGACTGCGGTTTTTTATTCCGGAGCACCTCGTCCGATTCGACTATCTAGGCGGGGCGCTGCCGGCAAAATCCCCGGAGGAGGAACAAGCTGAAGCAGACTATGCTAATCTGCTGGATTTTGCGTTTTTCGCTGTCAATTTCGGCTACACCAAAGCCGATTACCTGGCGCTGACGCCCTCGGAAAAGGCATTGATTTTAAAAGCCTACGAAAACAAAACGGTAACCGATACCACGCTGCTGGCGGCTGCGGTTGCCAATGCGGTGGGCAATGTTCTGCGCAAGAAGGGCAAACGTCCGCAAAAGCTATGGCACAAGAAACCGCAAAAAACCGACAAGGATGCGCAGCAGCGGCAGATCGCACAAGTCTTACAGGCAGAAGCACACGCTGGCACTGCCTGGGTGGAAGCCATTTACCGGGCAAACGGCAGGCAGTATCCAAGAAAGGAGAATGCGAATGCGGGAACGTGATTTTTACGCACAGGCAGCCAGCGGTATCCGAATTGCAACCGATTTACGGACGGCTTCGGGCTCCAGCCAGGTAGCAGGCGGCTTCCATACTGCCGGTGACTGGGGGCTATACTGGACGGATTTTAGCCTGACGGCGCCGGAGGTGGAAACCAAATACGTGACGGTTCCGGGGCGACACGGGGTTCTGGATCTGTCCGAAGCGCTGACCGGGAGCGTGGTTTATCACAACCGCACGCTGTCCGCTTCCTTTGTGTTTCCCGGTACCATGCCGGACTGGCACCAGCTGTATAGCGACATCGTCTCTGCTATTCACGGCAAGACGGTCAGCATAGTGTTGGACACCGATCCGGAGTATTACTACCAGGGTCGCTGTACGGTTTCCAGTGTGCGGGAAACGGCGCTGCACAGTACATTTTCCATTACAGCAGATGTGGCGCCGTATAAATATTCCTGCCGGATGTTTACCTTGGAGGACTGGCTGTGGGATCCGTTTGATTTTGTCAGTGGTGTCATTCCAGACTCGTACGGGAAAGTTTACATCGAGGATACCGGCACACTGACCATTCGGCTGAGTGGTGTACCGCCGTACGCCCTGCCGACGTTCCGGGTGAGTGCGGACTGCAACGTGGAATATCGTGCAGAAACGTATACGCTGCGTGCCGGGGAGAGCAACCGACCGCTTACGTTCACGAATACGGATTCGCCGACGATGACATTCACAGGCACACCCGGCACCTCTATTGAAATTGCCTATCGTGGAGGGATTTTGTAGCATGTATACGGTATTTTCTGTGCTGCATCGAGAAGAAGCGCAGCGTTATATTTTGCATGATCCACGGACTGCGGATTATCACATTTTAGATCCTGCTTTGGTGATGAAGGCAAACAAGTCTGGCAGTTTTTCCTTTACAGTACCACCCACAAATGCGCATAAGGATAAAATCCGGCTGTATGACTGCACGGTGATTGTCTATCAGGACGGCAGCTTCTTGTGGGCTGGCCGTCCCATTTTGTGCGAATCCGATTTGTACCACAACCAGCAATACACGTGTGAAGGTGTTTTAGGGTATCTATTGGATCTTCCAATCGGTAGTGTACCGGATACCAGCCGTACACCTTCCGGCTGGCTGCAATATGTGACCAGCCAAAATTATGCTGCGCTCTGCCGTGCAGCAGCTTCCGTAACAACAGATCAGCCGGGGGTCTGGAAAACAAAACCGGTTTATCCACATATCGCTCAGCGGCGCTACCGAAGTTTTTATGCAGCAGCTGACAGCGATTATGACCAGGCTCCTGTTTATGATAACTACGGTAACGAAACCGGCACCGAGGAGCGCAAGCTTCGCCGTTGGACGGAATCGGCTATTACGCCTATGGAATTTCTGCAAACCCGTCTGATCGATTATTTCGGCGGCTTCTTGGAAATTACAGAATCGGACAGCGAAGGCTCTGCCTGGGGCATCCGATACTGCGATCCGGTGAAAAACAAATCCAAGCAGGAACTTGCAATCGGGAAAAATATCCTGGATCAGACCATGGAAACCGATCTGACTGACTTTTGCACAGCCTATCTTCCCGTAGACAGTAACGGTAATGCACTGCTGTCCGCACCGCTTTCATGGGGCGCCCAATCCCCAAACGACAGCAGAATTGTTTGGAAGCCAAATGATGCGCAGTATGCCTGCCTATCGGAGCTGGCGCTGCAATATGGGCTGATCGTCCAAAATTTGACCGTGGATGAATCGGGGCTGCCCACTGACCCAACCGCAGAAGAACGGGAGAAAAACGCCAAGCAGGCAGTCAAGGAGGCGCTGTGGAACTTACAGCCGCCGTCCGATGTTCTGACTGTAAAGGCAGTGGATTTGCATCTGGCAGACAGTCAGGTGGAAGCATTTCGAGTGGGGCAATCCGTCTATGTACGGAACCTGGGCATCTGGGTGACCATCACGGAGCTTTCCATCCAGCTCAATGACCCGACGAGCAGCACCGTTACCATCAATGGAACATTGAAAACAATTACTAGGAAAGGAGGTTGATACATGTGTCCGATTATACGTTATCGGCAAAAATTACAGCGGACGTGTCAGGGTTTAAAAAAGGGCTGAAAGATGCGGAAAAAGCGTTGGAATCATTGCAGGATAAGTTTTCTGGTATTAGCAGTGCGCTAAGTAGTCTTGGCGATGGCATGTCAAAAGTTGGCGGAAAGCTCACCGCCATCGAAACCGCTGCCGGCGGTGCAGCGGCGGTCGGACTAAAAAAAGCAGCTGATGCCGCCATTGATTTTGACAGTCAAATGCGAAAAGTAGGTGCGATTGCACAGGCATCTGACAGCGATTTGCAGCGCTTGACGGATACAGCGCTAGAGCTAGGCGCTAAAACGTCTCTGTCTGCATCGGAAACCGCAGAAGCAATGACAGAAATGGCGGCAAAAGGGTTTGATGCCAACCAGATTATTGCATCTATGCCGGGCGTTATTTCCGCTGCGGAAGCTTCCGGAGAAGATCTGGCGTTGGTTGCTGATACGGTAACCAGTGCGATCAATGGATTTGGACTGGGCGCAGAAGATGCCACCCACGTAGCAGACGTGCTAGCAGAATCTGCAAACAAAACCGCTGCCGGCGTAGAGGATTTGCAGTATGCGTTTAAGTATGCTGCACCATCTGCCGCATCTCTTGGCATTAGCATGGAAGAGCTGGCCGCCGCTACGGGTGTCATGACAGACGCTGGACTTGCCGGTGAACAAGCCGGTACCACCCTGCGTGCCATGTTCGTCAAAATGGCAAAACCAACCGAACAGGCGCAGAAAGCCATGGACAGCCTCGGCATTTCCTTCTTCGATGCGCAAGGCAAAATGAAATCTATTGGAACCGTAATTGCAGATCTGCAAACAGCAACCGCCGGAATGACCGATGAAGCCAAGCAAAACGCGTTGGCGACCATTTTCGGGACAGAATCGCTGTCTGGGTTGCTGGCCATGATGAACAAAGCCCCTGGCAGCATCGAAGCCATGACGAAAGATCTGCAAAACTGCGACGGTGCCAGCCAAGCCGCAGCTGATGCCATGAAGGCAGGCGTTGGCGGTGCCATTGAAAACATGCAAGGTGCAATAGAAACATTTTCCATCACAGTGGGAGATTCCCTGCTGCCTGCCATCCAGACAGCGGCTGAAATTACCAGCACCGTATTTGACCAAATGACAAGCGGATTCAAAGAGAGCGGATTCACAGGGGCGATTGATGCGGCGATTGACACCTTGGGGCATTTTGCGGATGTACCGGAGCCGATTCGCCGCATTACAAACGCAATTGACGATGTACGGGACAAGCTGGAAGCAATTTGCAATACCAAGATGGATTTTTCCGGCATTCTTGCACCCATTGATGCCGTTACCGATAAACTGGAAAGCCTGCAAAGCGCATCCGGAGGCGGCATGCTGGATGGCGTGATTGATCTGCTTGACCGGTTGCGTGGGGCCATCAGCGGACTGGATGGGCAAGCCGTTCCGCTCGGCGCAATTGCCGCTGCTATTGCTGCCATTGGGCCTGCTATGATAATTGCCGGCAAGGGCATTTCTGCAATTGGCGGCATTGCAAATGTCGTATCAGGATTATGCGGTGGAATCGGCAAATTAGCCGGATTGTTTGCCGCAATTCCTGCACCGATTTTGCTGGTAGTAGCGGCAGTTGCTGCCCTGGCTGCTGGATTTGCCTATTTGTATCAAACAGACAGTACTGCTGCCGCTCAGATGCAGACGGCATGGGCAGAAATCCAAACTGCAGTTGGCAGTGTGATCAGCGCACTGTTGCCCGTGATTCAGCAGCTAGGCGAAACCTTCCTGTCTGCCGGCAAGGAACTGATTCCGGCATTTACGTCCATTTTGTCTGCACTCATTCCGGTGGTAACAACGATTGTTACAACGGTTGCGCAGGTGATTTCAGACATTCTGCCAGTGGTACAGGATTTGGTCACAGCGCTGTTGCCGGTAGTCAGTGAAATTGCAGGCGCCATGGGGGATATTTTTGCATCCATTATGCCGGCTGTTACGGATATTCTCAATGCCGTGGAGCCGCTTATTACGCAGATTATAGACGTTGTGAAAGAATTGATGCCGGTTATCACCAATATTATCTCCCTGCTGGTGGCATCCCTGTTGCCAGCTGTAACGGATTTGGTGGCGGCGGTAATGCCAGCCATCACACAAATTGTAGACGCACTGGTTCCGGCATTATCGTCCATTCTGGCGGCTGTTCTGCCACTGATTCAGCAAATTCTGCCCGTTATCATTAACCTGATCACGCAGCTTATGCCGATTGTGACACAAATTGTTGGAATGATTGGACAGCTGTTTGCATCCCTGGCGCCAATCATTGCGCAGCTGATCGAACAGCTGGTTCCAGTTATCACGAATATTATCGGGATCATTACCAACATGGTAACTACATTGATGCCCGGAATTACCGCCGCAATCAATGTGATTGTATCTGTTATTGATACCGTAATGGCAGTAATTGGCGCACTGATGCCGGTTATTACCAATATTATTTCCATTGTGACAAGCGTAATCAGCACGGTAATATCTGTTATTTCGCCGATTATCTCGTTTGTAGCCGGAATCATCAATGGGATTATGGCGGTTGTAGTACCCATTGTTGTATTCATTGCAAATGTAATTGCATCCATTGTGGAGTTTATTGCTGGAATTATTGCAGTAATCGGGGATGTCTGGGATTTCATTTCCGGCGTCCTATCCGATATCTGGGCGCTGGTTTCCAACATTGTATCTAAAATCAGTACCACTGTCAGCTCCGTGATGAATAGCATATCCGGCATCATCTCCAGGCTGTCCAGTACCGTGTCTTCCGTGTTCAATACCATTTTCAACACCATTCGGAACATTATGAACAGGGTGAAAAACACCTTTTCCACGGTGTTTGATAAAATTACAGGGTTGTGGGACGGATTAACCGGATTTGTTGGCGGCGTGTTTGACGGCATCGGCGAGGCACTGGATTCCCTGGTTTCCGGGGTAAAAGATCTCGCCAACACGTTCATCAGCGGCATTAACTTTGCCATTGATGTTATCAACAAGATTCCTGGTGTCTCCATTTCACCGCTTAGCTATTTGCAGCATGGTACCGATAACTGGCAGGGCGGTTTTGCCCGCATGAACGAGGGCGGACGAGGGGAACTGGTTGCCCTGCCGAGCGGCACACAGGTCATTCCGCATGATGTCAGCATGCAGTATGCACGGGAATCCGCCCGGCTCAATGCATCGCAGACGGTGGTGTTTGACTATGCTGCCATGGCAGCTGCGGTTGCAGCGGCAATGGATCATGTCCAGGTTTCTGTCACATCCAACATTGACGGCAAAACGGCTGCCAAGGCAATGACGCCATTCATCAACCGCAATCTGGGGCGGCAGCGTGCCCTGGATGAACGATTTATATAAAGGAGGATCCCTATGAAATCAATCCAATCCTTTTTGGACACCATCAAGGGCGGACGATACGGACGAGACATCAAGAGCGCCATTCACAAGGCACTGGATGCCTTATCCGCCAATGAAACCGAATTGAAACAGGCGGTGGACGGTCTGGAGATCGGGTCCGGTGGATTTGCACTGGAAACCCAGTCCCTGGAGTACACAGACTGTGTATACAATGGAACGGCTGGGATTTACGTTCTGTCCCCGAACAGCAACACCGAGTACCGTATTTCCTGTGACACCGATACCGGGAACAGCACCGTACGGTGTCCGAAACTGCGCATCAACCTGCCGACCGATCAGCCACGCTTTGCCTGCCGCATCGTTCTGCATCATTTTTCCGGTTTTCAGGCGGATATCGGGGAGGCACTAAGCGGCACGGAGGCATTCACCAAAATCGGGGATGACTATGTGGCAGATACAAATTCTGGAACCAACGAACAGGACACCATCGGCATTTCCATCTGGCACGATGGGCAGGGCTACCGCTACTGCTGCTATCGTCCGGGTTATGCGGGAAACACAAGCATTTCAGAAGCTACCGCTGCTGCCAATGAGGCAGCAAAGGCAGCCAATGCAGCACGGGAGACCGTAGAAGGAATTATTGCAGGGCTGGAAGCCGGCACGGGCACCGGGGCAAAACGGTCGGTTTATCTGGATCCGGTCAATGGGTCGGATGCCAATGACGGGCTTTCGTGGGCAGATCCAATGAAGACAATCCAAGCGGCTATCTCCAAATATTCTGCGGTTCCGAATCTTGAGCTGTCTTTGTCTGGCGGAATTTATAGCGGAGATATTTATATAGGAAATCAATGTGTGAAAATTTATAACCTTGATTCGGAAAGCATTGACGCTACTATATACGGTAAAATCACCGTGCAATATGGGACGTTGATTTTGTCGGATGCTGCATCGGTAATATCTAGCGAAACAGCAATATCTATTGAAAATGGCGGCTGTCTAGTTGCATCCAAAGCAGGGATTACATCCACTGGTTCCGATACTATCCCGGCAATTCTGGTGTCCGGCAACAGCACTGCATTTCTGAATAGCTGCACGTTTAGCGCACGAGGTCAATCTTCTAAAATTTTACTATCCGCTGAAAATGGTTCTGTTGTGCGTACGTTTGCATGCAATTATGGCGGTACTGCATCATACGGCATTATACAGGCGAAAACGGCGTCAAAAATCGTTGACGATAACACGGTTATGTCGCCGACACAATCCAATGCAGAATCTGGCAGTATCATATACAGAAATGGTGTACAAATAGCGCCGTATGTGCCGCCTATTATTGATGGGGTGATAGTATATTTAAACGCATCAACAGGATCTGATGCTAACAGTGGATTATCTGTGGATAAACCAATGAGAACGGTAACCGCTGCACTAAAAAAATACAGCACGTGTGCGAATATCCGCCTGCAATTTGCAGCTGGAACCTATGATATCGACGTTTCAGCCGAAAATAAAAAAATCGCGCTGGTTGGCGAAGACACAGCAACAACCATTTTAAACGGGCGTATAGATATTGTTGGTTGTACATTGTCGATTGCCGGGTTAACCGTTTCTGCATCCGGATACAGCACAAAAGGCGTAATTCGCGCATCGACTGGTTCCCATGTTTACGGGTACCATGCAAATATTTCAGTTTCATCTGGAACGGCACAATATACGGACCCGTGTTTGTTTATCACAGCATCCAGCCAGTGCTATTTGGATGGTGCTACCATCACGGTAACAACTGATGATGCATCCAAAGTGTCGTCTGTGATTGCGGTTCGTAGTAGCGGCGGTTCCGTAGTGGGATTGGGGTATTGCAAAATATCGTCCACAATCTGCGCCAGCACAACCGGGGAAATTAAAACGATCGGTAGCACAGTAGGCGGAACCAAAATTGAATCAGGCGGTGTGATTTATGTAAACGGCGCACTGACAACAGCAACAGCGTAGGGGTGGTAATTTATGGCAGATTTGACGAAACCAAAAACGATTACACAAACAATGCTGGCAGCAATTTCCGGGGACTATTCCGGGGATCTGCCGGCACCGCAAACCATTGAACAGGAATATTTGGCGAAAATTGCAAGAAACGCTGGCGGAACATCCGTCACGGTTGACGAAAAACTAACCGCCGATGGGACAAACCCCGTGCAGGGTGGTGCGATAAAAAAATATGTTGACACTGGGCTGCAAAATTTGAATAGCAGCATCAGCGAAACCACGAACAAAACGGGGATTTTCACATCCTGGACAAACGTCAATCAATCCAGTGACCCGGTTGGGTGCTTGGGCAATGCATATGCTACAAAATCTGGAAACCTAACTAGTATATACGGAAATCTGACATTTACAAGTGTTTACGATGGGCACACGCCGTCTATAACATTTTTCACGCTGCCGGAGAAGTTCCGACCAAAATTTGAAGGATCCCATGTGGAAAGAATTATTTTCCCCATTTACACCGATTATGCAGATACTAGCCTGGAACGGAAAAACGATAGCGTTATGATGTTGGGCGAAATCACAGAAGACGGGCAGGTGAAAACGATCGATTATCCGGAAGGGATCGAATTGAAACAATCGCAAATGTTCCGATTCAGTACGACATTTGTATCAATGGGATGGGGGCAGGAAACGTGAATGATTTTTTGATAACGGTTTTGGTTTCCATCATTTCCGCATCTGGCGTGCTGGGGATTGGAACGCGATCAATTATTGACAGGATGAAACGGCAGGACGCACGGCAAAAGGCGCTAGAATTCGGCGTGCAAGCACTGCTACGGGACAGAATGCTATACTGCTATAACAAATATATTGACGCTGGCTATGCGCCGATATACGCAAAGGAAAACTACGAAAATATGTATAAACAGTACCATGAATTGGGCGGAAACGGCGTAATGACGCATCTGCACGAGGAGTTCATGGCGCTGCCAACGGAGAGAGGAGCACAATCATGAGAAATTGGAAGCTATGGGCAAAGGCAGCGGCAGTCAGAGCGGTTAAAACAATGGCGCAGGCAGCTGTTGCAATGATCGGCGTATCCGCCGTAATGCAGGAAGTCAATTGGATTGCAGTTGGATCCGCTGCATTGTTGTCTGGCGTATTATCCGTTTTAACTAGCGTGGCAGGGCTGCCAGAAGTGGAGGAATAAACTATGAATATCAAAAACGCATTTTTAACACACAACCGCCCGTATACTAAACGATCCAAAACAACCGCCATTGCCATTCATTGGGTGGCAAACCCGGGTTCTTCCGCCATGCAGAATCGTAATTATTTTCAGAATACGGACGTAGAGGTATCTGCGAATTACATTATCGGGCTGAACGGAGAAGTGATCTGCTGCATTCCGGATGAGGAGATTTCCTGGTGCACCAACCAGGCGAACAACTACACAGTTAGTATTGAAAATTGCCACCCGAATTGGACAGGTGAATTCAACAGCGCTACATACAATAGCCTGGTGGAATTGACTGCTAATCTGTGTAAAAAATACGGATTGAATCCAATGAACCGTGGTGTAATCCGGCATTTTGATGTAACCGGCAAGAACTGCCCGAAGTGGTTCGTCCCAAAATCCAGGGGCGGCAGCGACACAGAAAATTGCGAACACTGGGCGCAGTTTCTGTGGGATGTGAAAAACAAACTGGATGGAAAAACGCAGCCGGCAAAACAGCCAGCAGCAGCGAAACCAGCAGCCGGGAAATTCGCCCCGTATCGGGTAAAAATTACAGCGGACGTTCTGAACATCCGCAAAGGCGCCGGGACAAAATATCCTGTTGTGGGAACGATCAGCGACCACGGCGTTTACACGATCGTAGACAAATGCAACAACTGGGGATTTTTAAAATCGAAAGCTGGGTGGATTTGCCTAGATTACACGAAAAAAATTGATTAGGATGTGGAACTTATGGTGCGAAACGAATCATACGAAGAATTTGTTGACAAATTCAAACCAAAAAAGACAACGGATGATTGCTATACACCTGTTGAAATTTATGACGCTGTGGCTTGCTGGGTTGAGAATGAATACAGGGTAAATCGCTGTAATTTTGTCCGCCCGTTTTATCCAGGCGGCGACTATGAAAATTATGATTATGATAGTGGATCTATTGTGGTGGACAATCCACCATTTAGCATTTTTTCTAAAATTTTGGATTTCTACATAAATAGGGACATTCCATTTTTTCTGTTTGCGCCAAATTTAACGCTGTTCAGTACTATTCAAAATCGAAATTGTTCCGCTATTGTTGTGGATTCCGATATTACATATCAAAATGGCGCTATCGTACACACATCATTTGCGACCAATTTGGAATCTGATAACATTCGTATCAGGACAGCGCCGACATTGTACCAGGCAATTAGGCTGGCTGATGAAAAAATCAGAAAACAAACAAAAAAACAGCTGCCAAAATATTCATTCCCTAATTCTGTCGTTCGCACGCCATTGCTGAATCCGTATTCTAGATATGGAATTGAAATAAAAATTCCATTTGATGAATCGTGTTTTATCCGTCAATTGGATATCCAGAAGGCATCCAAAAAAGCTATTTTTGGCGGTGGGTTTCTGGTATCTGATAAAATAAAAGCGCAAATTGACATTGCAGAACGTGAAAAGGC